GGCAACGTTCCCCCCGAAAAGTCTGCTACCGTGCCAAACCATTCCGTGGTCCGCCGGTCGCTGTTGCCTATCACCGCCACATCGTCCGCATCCTGAAACTCGTTGCGCGTGCCGTAGACCGTCTGCGCACCCCATACCAGCGTTGCACGGAAGGTGTTGCTTTCCCCCGTGCTGATCCAGTCCAGGTCGGTCGACATGAGGCTTGTAAGGGTCATTGTGAAAAAGCGGGTCGGCCCAATCAGACCGACCCGCGTATCCTTCACACGTTGGTCGGTTAATTCGCCGTAAACGAGGTGACAACACCATTGACGATCGTGATGTCAAAATTCGTCACTGCGGCTTCGGTCACATCCAGCAACGCCGCCGCCATTGTGTTGGTCTGAATTACGCCGTCATCAATGGATGCCACACCACCCGACCACGAGACGTCCCCATGATCCGCGTCCGCCATCTCGGCAGCCGCAACCACGTCGGCATCCAGACTCACAACACCAGATGCAACACTCACGTCACCAAGGTCCGCATCCGCCAGCTCGGCAGCCGCAACCGTGTCGGCATCCAGCGACGCAACGCCTGAGGCATACGTAAAGTCGCCGTGGTCGCCATCGTCGATCTGCTGGGCATCAATCCCCTGGAACGGCGCATTGATCCATACCTGCTTCTGAGCCCGCGTGCTGCTCGCCGTGCTGGCCTCAACCGCGATCCCGATATAGGTGCCCGCGCTCGCCGTATCAGTCACGCCGGTAATGGCGCTGGACCAGTACAGCTTCTCGCCGACGGTGATCGTGTCGTTGGTCGCAACGTACAGATCCCACACCCCGTCACACTGAACCGTCCCGGTTTCACCGCTCGCCAGGTCAACGAGGGCAATGCCGTAAACGTCGCCCAGGTCGATCACATCACCGCTTGAGATTGTGCTGGCTGCGGTGTACTGCACCCGCCCCGCGTCCCGCACAAAATCATCCGCGCCGAAGGCAACGCCGCCCAATGCCAGAAAGGCAACCAGCGCCGTCAGCGTAATTCCTGCCATCCATGTTCGTTTCATTTCTCCATCTCCCGTCTTGCTTGTTCTCAATGAGGGCCGGGCAGGCGTTCACCCGCCCGGCCGCTTACCTCGCCCCTGTCGGCTTTACGCCCCGTTCTCCTTCACCGCTCCGCGGTAGTCAATTGCGCCTGCGACGCAATCCAGCCGCACTTTGAACACGCGACCGTCCGCGGAGGTACCGGTGTTCACGACCTCTTCCTGGTACGGGCTTTCATTCCCGTTCAGGAAACCGACTTCAATCACCGGGCTTTCCTGCGGATCCGCAAACCCGTAGGTGGCCGTGGTGGAGTAGCCGGTAATCAAGGGGTTTTCAAGCAGCTGATTCGGCACCAGCGTGATGTCCAAATCCTGCAAAGGATTGGCGTCGCGGTTGGTGTCCGCCCAGTTGCTCGAACGCAGCGCTGCGGCGTGATACATGTAGGTGCTCGGTCCGCACAGCACCACCTTGAGCCCGCTGTTGAGGTACATGCTGACCTCGTCGGACAGGTCGCTGTGCTGCATCGCGCTCTGGAGCATCAGCAGTTCCCACAGCTGCTGGAGACAACTCCGCGCCTTGTCCACGTCGCTCGCGTTGTTGGCGGCGGCCGCGTTGTAGTTGCTGTGAGAGGTGTCGAACAGGCTTACCCCGTCCGCCATCGTCGGGTTGCTCAGCAGCACCTGCACAGCCAGGATCTCCGGCTTGAATGCCGCCCGGCGTCCCAGCGTGAAGGGCACTTGTGTGAACGCATTGACATCGTCATTGATCATCATCTGACGCGTCATATTCCAAACCTTGCCGTACGTCTTGAGCGTGATGTTTTCCCGCTGCTCGCTAAACTTGGTGTGGTTGTAGCCCTCACCTTCAGCGATCTCTTCCAGGTCCCCGGCTTCCGACAGCTTCAGGCGACTGTGCGCCTTGAAGTCGTTGAGGTTGCCTTTCTTGCACCACAAACGCCACGTGACGCGGGCGCTTTTGGCACCGGCCAGCATCTCTTTGTGAGCAACGTTCGCCAGGATGTACGGAAAGTCATCCGTGCTGGTCGAGATCGTTTCCTGCGCGCGCGACAGCTGAAACTCGGTGATCCGCGGGGATCCGAACAGAGTTTCGCTGATCAACTGATCACGGCCCGCCGGAATCGGGAGGCCCTTGCGCCGCCTGCACTCACGCGCCAGCTCGATCAAGCTCAGTCCCGCCAGGTCATCGCCGCCGGCTTCCCGCTCTTCCTTGGTCAGGTCGCGACCGGCCCGCAGCCGCAGACTGTTGCAGCATGCTTCGCGGAAGCTCTGAATCCCGTCCTTGGTCACAGTTGCCCGACCGACCGGCTGGTTCTGCCCGCGCTCGGTGATCGCCTCAAGCACGAACTCCCGGGCCTGCTCGACCGTTGCGCCGTTATCAACCAGCGCGTCCACGTTCACGCTGTGCTTCTTGCCCAGCTCGCGGATCGTTTTGCAGCGATCGCGCTCGGCCCGCATGTGCGACTCAAAGTCAAACGCCTGCCCGCCCTGCGGCTCCTGCGCGGCCCGCTGCCCGCCATCGGTGGCCTGCGGCTCCTGCTTGCGCTGCGCCGGCTCCTGCGGCTCCTGCTTGCCATCGGATTCCTGTTTGCGTTCCTCGCTGCCGATCGGGTTATCCCCGCTCGTCAGTCGCTGAAACGTCGCTTCGTCCACTTCGACCACGTCGCCCGCCCGGTGCTCAACGCCTGTTGCGTCTGTCCACGCACGCGACAACTTCACCTTCCGCTTCATCTCGCCTCCTGTGCGGGACATTCCCGCGTTTACCGATCGCCCCACGCCGACGGAAGGATCTGCCGGCACGGGAGTGTGAGAGCTTTCCAGCGCCTGCCACTCGGCAGCCACCCATCGGCCCTCGTCCGTTCCTCTGATTTCCCGGTAGCTCGTATTTTCCCCTTCGAGCCACACCCACTTTTTCACCAGGAACCCAACGCTGATCCCCCGCAGCGTGCGGTCCACCAGAACCTCATGCTTCGCTTTGTTGGCGACGTCCGTACTGCCAAAGCGTTCCTCGCAATACCCTTTCTGGTTGCTGATCCATACCCGCACCGGCACGCCGGTAATCAGGTTGGGGTTGTGGTTGTAGAGGATCGACCCGACTGCCATCATGCGCGACAGGTCCGCATCCTCGGGATGATGACTCAGGATCTCTTCTTCGCCCCACCAGTTGAGGCAAGGCGTTTCGCTGGAGAAACTGAACGTCACGGTGTCGGTTTCGGCGCTTTCCGCCCGCTCACCTTTCGGCCCGGGGATCACATCGCCGATCGGAAACACCGCCGCCTGGTTGCCGGTCCGCACGTCCGGGGAGGTCAACCGCAGCTCAAACCCGCCCCCTTCGATCTCGCGGATGTTCCGCACCTTGTCGCCAAACCGCTCCGCGCACCGCTGCCTGAATCGTTCAAATGCCGTCATGTTTACTCCTGCTCTTTGCCTGCCAACTCCGCCTGCATCTCCGCATCCGCGGGATCGATGGCCAGAACCTCAGCCGCCGCGCCAAAACCGCGGTTGTCCAAAACCATCGCCGCAAGCTCCATCGGCAGTTCCATTTCCTTGATCATGTCCAGAGTCTTTTTCAGTTCCCGCAGCCGTTCACGATTGATCTTGCCCTGCTTTTGCAGTTGCAGCTTCCAGTCACGCCCCATAAACGAACACTCATCATCCAGCGTGGTAATGCCTTCCTGCATGGACTTGGCCGCCGCATTGACTTCCTGCAACGGGTTAATGCCGCGGCTCCACCCGCCCGGCTTCCACTCATGCCGCTGCCAGAATTTCGGATCCGCCTCATACGTCGGGGCCCGTACTTCGCCGGACAACACTGCAACATCCATCCACTTGCGAAAGATCGGCGTCAGCGCTTTGCGGGCAAACGTATTCATTAGCGGACGGAAGCCCTGGAAGTCCTGGTTTTCAGCCTGCCGACCCCCGGCAAAGCTTGTGCCTTTGGTGTCCCGCGTCAGCGCCGTATAGCTCATCCCCGTTGCGGCGCCCGCGCTGATCGCCATCTTTTGGTTGCGCACAAACATCTCGTAAGTGTTCTCGGGGCTGGTCGGATTAAACGACTTCATGTCGTAACCTTCCGGCAGATGGCCGATAATGCCGGATTGCAGATTGGCGATCACGTTGCCGTCCGCATCCGTCGGGAAGCCGGTTGCAGTTTCCGAAGTGTCCGAAGCGTCGCTGTCCGAGAGAAAACTGGATCCGCCTTCGCCGCCGATCACGAACACGCTCATCAGCGCCGCGATTTTGTTGCGGATGATCTGCGCATCCTCGTACTGGTTGAGCTGATAAAACTTGTTCATGACGGCATGCAGAAACGGAACCCCGCGCACCTGCCGGGGAACGAGGCGCTTGTAGCAGTGGATCATTTCTTCGGCGGGAATCCGCACGCTTTCCAGCCGCGTTGCATACGCCGGGTTGCGGTCGTAGCTCACATGCACCCAGTAAGCTACCGGCTTCCAGGAACGCTGGTCGAGTTCGACTCCCATCAGGATCGGGTTATGATTGGCGGGGTTCTCCGTCGCGGT